GAGCTTCAAGTCTGCTGAATGTTTCATCGAACCCAATTGAATGCGGTGTGTATGTTTCCCAATTAAATGTAACCATTGTCCTGTTAAGCGACGTGTACGTGTGACCCGTTAGGCATCACAGTATTATTTAAGGACTTACGCTAAACGTTTAATAGTGGAGAACCGTATTAAAACTTACGGTTTACAGTAATCTTACTGCTTCCAGGATAGTATTTTGATCCTTATCATTATAGTCTCTATTGTTAGAGATGTAATCCATTGTATTGAAATCAAATAAATCAAACCCAACAGAGTATCGAGTTTCTTTTACTGGTTCAACAAAATGCTCTACCCACGATGGGAACATGGATATTCTTCCTTCCTTGTTCTCACATTTCCAAGGACCATAGTAGGAAGAAAGATGTGGAATAATATAATCGGTTGTAGTGCCAGATGAAAAACTAAGATTTGCACTTAAGTATGCATTCTCATGATATGAATGACAGTGTTGTTCTATTTCCTCTCCTGGTTCTAAAACAACTGCCCACCCTTTGATCCACAAACTTTCTCCAAGTTCTGGTGGTAGGTGTAATGCCTCCATATATTCTGTATACACTCTGTATACTTCTTCACGCAATTTTTTAAGACATGGGTATTCCCACTTAAAAATATTGTAGTCTTTCCACTCTTCTCTATATTTGCCATGATTATTTTCAACCATAGCAAGTGCTAGATCATACGTGATACTTGTATCGATATCGTCTAACCATATAGGTACATCAAAAACTGGGGCAAACGGTGTGTTTGCTTCCCAGTTCTTCCAGCGATATAGATGTTTGTGTGCTTTTTCTTCAGTGTTGTATACACACCTGCAGTATGCATTATCTAAAATATTCTCAATCTCATTCATCTGCGGTGACTTTTTTTCTCCCAATATTATACTTGCTTTCAAGCGTCCAGTCACCCTTCTCTTTATAAGAAAGAACTTTAATTTGATTGAGAGGAGCGAGGTCTGCAATCTTCTCTTGACTTACAGAAGAGATTACAATAAGACCCCAGTCAACTAGAAGTTGAATAATACGATTGCGACGTTGTACATCATTCAAAGAAAGATTTGTTTTCTTTCCATCGAGTGCGAACAATTCTTTGAAGTGTACGATGTAATACTTACCTTGCTTATGAAGGATATGGCAAGACTGATAAATCTTTTTCTCTTTGCGGGATGCCACACCAATCCTAGTTAGTGTTTCTCTCACTTTCAAAAAGTCATCTGGTTCTGAGAGAACCACTTCTACCATGTCCGACTGTTTCCACTGGATTTCTGTGTCACCCATTTTTTCCACCTTTACTCAATGATTTTTTAATATTATCTAGTTGATCCTTGGTGAGAATTCTGAGCGCCTGTAGAGCTTTATCGTCATTATAACCATAATACTCTTTGACTAACTCAAGATAATCAATAGAATCTTTTCTTGCCCAAGGAGAGAAACGCTTCCTGGGTTTCACACTATTTAGCAAAAAATCATATTGCATCTTCTTAGGAAGTTCAGGATACTTGTTCATCTCGTTAGCATACAAGATAGTATCCGTAAAAGAACTCAGACACCTATTAATAATGTAAGGAGGATATCCTCTCTCTGCTTCAGCATCACCATCAAGGATATTCTTCTTAGATTGATTGATGCTGTACAGGTAGTCTTTGAGTTGGTACGTCATTCCAGTGTCTGATTACTCCAGATATAATAAAAAGGTTAGTGACCAAGTAAGAAATAAAAATAAGGGTGCGTATGCCAGCAATAGTATCTGCCTCTCGGTCGTTTCGTCCATACTTTTCTCCTAGTGCTTTACACCATAGTCTCCAAAGTCTAGAACTTCGCATTTACGCCCACCACAGTTGCACCAGGATTGCGAGCAAGTGCAACCTTACGGGCATCCTGGTAGTCACGAGCAATCACTTCTTCAATAAAGACAGTGCCTGCTTTATAGAGTTTAACTTCACACTTCATAGTTCAAAAGGACGAGTTCTTTGCGAGATGCTTGATCTGTATTATAACTCCCCACGCTCCTCATCGTGTAAGTGTGTGCAAATTCTGCACCTGTCCACCCCTCAAAGCGATCTCGGATCAGTTGCGACGAGTTATAAGAAACAAGTTGATGACCAATAAAACGGTCACAATCCCGAGCAAAGGCGTCGTGATCAAATCCTTTGTGCATGTTTCCACGTTTACCATATAGATTTGATCCGATCTCGTAAGGGGGATCAAGGTAGGTGAATACTTTTCGGTTATCTGTGAGGAGCTCTTCATAACTTAGGTTGGTAATTTTCCAGTTGCCAATCAACGCCTGATAGTCAGTCAGTTTCTGGATACCATTGAGAGAGAAGTTACTGTCGCTGGCTTGTTTTGAGAAGGAGGAACTCTCTGTGAGACCCGAAAAAGAACACTTGTTAACAACATAAAAAGAAACAGCACGCCAAATGTTTTCAGAGTATGGCGGGAAGGTATTCGCTGTTGCAGATCCTGAAAGATACTCTTTAGCATCCAAGAAAAGTTTTTTCGCGGAAGTGGGGTCAGGGTGCCTTTGTTTAAGTTGGAGGAGTATGTCTTTAACTTCATGACCATGATCTTGGAGTTCTCTCCAGAAATTATACAGTGGTTCATACAGATCATTGACCCAGATCTGTAGATGGGGATACCGCTTAGATACCTCTAGTGCCACACTACCACCACCAAGAAAAGGTTCATGGTAGTCAGTATAGTTTTTCAGATCAGGGATGTACTGAAAGAGTTTGCTAAGTGCTCTACTCTTACCGCCTGGGTAGCGTAACGGTGTCTTCAGGGACTTGATAGTCTGGGGCATGATATTTAAGGTATTCAAAAAAGGTGAGTTTCATCTCCTTCAGCGTCATACCACAATGTGCGGCAGCTGCTGGTAAGTTCATTGTAGCACGAAACAGAGCATCATTTGCTTCTGCTACGTTTGTTGGCGTTGTTTTTACTCTTGATGTATGCCCACTGCCTGGCGGGTTCTTGTTCAAGTCTCTCATGCATTTCCTCCATTGCTTGGATCCTTGGATCCTTTTCCACAAACTTTAATAGTGTCATCTTCAACAAAATTTAGAATTGTTTTTACTGGTTTTGAAAGATCAATAAAATCTTTACCAGCATCATGTTCACCACTCAAAAATTTCTTACGTGCTAGTTCTGTCGAACCACCATAATGCACTTTTGCTTTTTGAGTATTTTCAACTGGAGTTACAAATTCAATTTTGTCTTTAGATGTATCCTCTAGACAAACATAATTGTCATGCTCAGGTTGATGATTGATATGATTAATGGTTCCTGCCATAATGCAGTATTCATAAATCTCTGGACACCATTCTTTTAGTGCCTTTGCTTTTTCTAGTGGTATACCCTCAGGGGGGTGTTCTCCCCAGGGTCTAAACGTCCACATGATTGCCTGATGTTTCGTAATTCTTTTATTGAAAGTATCAGATGCATTAGAATGAAAATCATATCGTCCCATCAGAGGACTATCAGCAAACATTCCTTTTTCTAGAGTAATCTTTGTATAGAAGTTATTGAACTTCCTATAGGTAGATCCATCTGCATACGTTTTCTTTTCAGTTTCCGCAGTCCAGATAACTTCCAACCAGTAGTTTGGATCATAGACATGAGTTGTTCCTTTACCCATGCCTTTTCCTCTACCTTTTTTTCTCATATGGCAGAACAATCGACCGTAGTTTGACACAGAGTATCGATGAGTTTCGGTATTATAAAATACTAACTTACGAAACTCTTCTCCAGGCAATAGTTCTGGATAACCTGTGTAACTACGATCTGCTTTTTTTGGATTTGCTCTACCGTCTACTTTCATTTGAATTCACAACTCATCATAATCTCTGTTAGACATGCGAGCATGTTCACTTCTTGATCAGGGACAACAGAGATATCCCTCATGTATTTGGCAATGATAAGAACTGCCTCAGGAATAGAAGCAGGTTTCATTACGTTGTAGATACTGTCATAGATCTTACGCATCACCATACTAGGATCATTGTCCATGTGTTGAACAACCCAGTTCTTGACAGTGGTGAACTCTTTCTTCTTCAGAGAAGTCAGAAGACTGTCAAGATTAACATCAGCGACATCCACGAGAATAGCAGAAGTAATACTTCCAGTAGCGGCATACCTTTGGCACTCATTAATAAGGCGACGCCAATCGGGATAATAACGTTTAGTGATCTTAGCGAGAACCTTATCTTCATACTTGATCTGCTCATGATCGAGGATAGTTTTTAGACGAGTAAAGAACTGACCTTGAAGACCAGTTGCCTGCTCAGGTTTGATCCTGAAGTCAACAACCG